GGATGGATTAAGTCTGACTTCAATCCATTTAACTTTTTCAACTCTTCAACTGACATATTGTGTATTTGACTAATGCCCCATAGAGTGTCGCCTTTTTTCACAACATACTCATTTTTGTTTTTTGTAATAGATTCTTTTGGCATATTAAGTTTGTCCAATTCCGTTTTAATTGCATTTAAAAAACTATTCCATCGACCTTCATTTAGAATTCTATGAGGGCAATACTTGCCACTCCAATCTTGGTGTTTCTTTACACGTTCAATACCCCAACCACGTTCTTTGAGAAGTTGTGCTATAAACTTAACAGCTAATGCCTCTGCCTTTTTGTATTTCTCTCCACCAGACTTGGAGTAACAGATTTCAATACCAATAGATTTTCTATTACCTGGACCGTTTCCGCTATCTCCTGCATGCCATCCATTACGATCTAAAGGCAAACCTTGCACTATCTCTTTATCATCAATGGCATAGTGGTATGATACTTCATTATTGTTTCCAACCATATAGGCAATTTCGTTTTCTGCTGAAGCATCATTAGCTGTATTATGAACAGTAATGTATTCAGGTTTCATTGAATAAGGACATTTAATGCTATATTTACTTGTCGGAACTAGATTCTTTCTAACTTTCAACCGAATCCTCTCCTTTCAAAAATAAAAAGCGACTAAATGGATAGTCGCTACTTCGTTAAACCATGTTTTTGTAATACTTCTTTTTGCTTTTTACCTTTGGCTGTAATGTAGTTATTTTTAAACCATGTCCACGTAGCAATGGTTGCGGTAAAAATGGTTGAAATTACTTCTCCCCATAATGCTTCACTTCCTGGGATAGGGTTCAAACCTAATGCAACCAAGAATTGGTTAAGTAATGCCAAAGCAAGTACTATCGAACGTATTAATGTGCCTCTGTCCATTTTCATCTTTTTTTACACCTCCTTTTAGTAGGAAAATAAAACCTCCCTGTCGAATATTGGAAATCGAAGGGAGGTGAAAATAATGACAAACATAAATATTAATCGGCCTAAAATAGACTTGAATGACTTAATAAAACTATCCCATTTAGAAATTTTAAATAATCTAATTAAAAGGTCAGCCGAAGATGTAAACAAACTAGAGGACTTTAATATTGAGAAAGTTGCTGATATCATATCTGAACATTACAAAAATCTATTTTGCGCTGATTTCATGTCTAGGTACAAAAAAACCTTGGAAAACTTCGAAAATTTGATTAAACAACCTTAACATCAACACTCTTTTTCCCTCCCATAAATATCTCAAAAGTGGACAATGTCCTGTATTTTACAATCTCTAGGATTTTGTCCACTTTACCTTCAACTCTACCAAGTGGATATCCCGTATTTAAATTCTCTTTATTAAAAATTATTTCTGATTAAAACAAGTAATGTAATTAAAGCAAAAAACCATCCGCCCCAATTGCGGATAGCTTCTAAGACCGATAATTTACCTTCTGTTCTTGCTTTCATTTCTTCAACTTCATCTTTGATTTTTCCAATTTCTTCTCTTAAACCATTGTATTTTTTAATAATGTTTCTTGTTTCTTGCATTTCATAACGTAAAGCATTTATTTGTTCAAACAATTCCTTATTAGTGTACCATTGTTGGTTTCCCAATACTATCCACCCCTACACTGTAATCACCCCCTTTTGAGGGCATGAAAAATGCGCCCATAGAAACGCAAAAGGAAAAGCATCCCTAAAGGATGCAGGTAATTTAATGCATTAGAAATTTAAGTTTTTCCTTGCTGACTTAACCCATTCATGGTCTTTTATTTTACTCTCGATTATTTCATAACAATTTTGAAGTGTTTCATCTAGAGTGTTATAAACCGATGATGAAGCAAATGGTTCGTTTTCGCAAAAATTAATAACACCTTGTCCAGCAAACTTACCATCAGCAAAACACAATATTTCTATTTCAGCTGCTGTTCTATTAGCAACATAATAACGAAACATTTTTATTTCTATTGATTGTGCATTCTTTGCTGTTGCTTGAACATGCATAAATTTCCACCTCCTTCTATTAACACAATTCGACAAAAGGAGGCATTTTCCTTTTTGTAATCTTCCTTGATGAATTATAAAAAGCCCTACTATGCAGTAGGACTTTCTAGTAATCTTTCAGAAACTTTTTGTCGTACTAGGTTTGTTAATGCTGTAATTGATTCGTTTCCAGTGTATTCACTATGAGTAAGAGGGACATAACCGCTGATATTAATTGTATTTTCACTATTCTGCCCGTTGAAATAAACGTGGACCCCTGATACTTCACCTTCACTATATCTCATACTAATATTCGTAATTTGGATATGCATTACTCGTCTCCACCTTTCTCAAATTGTTCACATAGGTAATCAAACACATCTGCTTGCTGACCACTAAATTCTTCTTCACAATTTAACAAAATTTCCTTAACAGTATTTAAAGTGTCCTGATGATTTCCACCCTCAATTATTAACTCTTCCTCATATAGTTCTTTTATGTCCTTCGCGAATGCTTGCTTATCTTTTATTTCAAATTGATCATCACTAACTTTAGGTTCACCCTTCTCATTTTTTTCAGCATGCTCTTTTGCCAATTCTATTCGTTGCTCCTCAACTTCTTTTAATCTTTGTGCAAGTAGTTTGATAAACTTAGTTCTGTGCCTACTTTGTTTACCTTTTAAGGACAAATTAAAAAGCAGGTCAATTGCCTGCCCAAGTCTACCATTTTCTATTTTTACAATCATGCTACTTTAGCCTCCAATTCATTTAATTTTTGTTTTAATAATTGATTCTCCATTTTAAGCCAATTAATATCGTCAAGAATTTCTCGTTGAGTTGCATCCAGCTCTTGTATAGCTTTCCAAGACCAAGCATTCATTAAATATTGCTCAACTCCATCACCATCAACAACACCTAATGGAGTATTAAAGCCGTCACCAATAACTAGCCCTTGACGTTTTCGATATATCCCTTTTTCTAATTCTATTTTTAGGTGATATTCATAAATAGTTGCTTCTCTAATTTGCTCAAGTGCGGACCCCTCCCATCTTTGAATATCTTGTTTATATTCAGCTAGTGAACCTGTAGGGAATGAGGATGCTCGAACTGGAATATAGGAACTTCCTTGTGACGGCAGTGTCGCTCTTACCTCAGTACTTGATTGAAGATAAACGATACCACTTCCAGCACGAACAACAACGTATCCACTATCTGAATTAAATGTGGCATTTGCTCCGCCATAGAAACTACCTACTGCATAAAAGTGTTGAGCCCTTATAGGTACGTATGTTGAAGTACTTCCCTTTACTGTTGCACGTAATTCTCCCCCACTTAACGGCCTCGCATATAGATGTACTCCCGAACCATTATGGTCTATCGCATTTGTAAATATTGAATTTGCTCCGTCAACATAAATATCTTTTGTATCTAATCTCGTTGAAAACGTAGCACCGGTTTTAGTCAATTCAAGTAGCTTGGTAAATACTCCAGTGCTCTCATCACCACTTGAAATATTAAACTCAAAAGTTGCATTACGTAAACCATTAAATTGAACTTTAGGTGGACTCCAATAGGAATTTCTAATTTCAAGTCCTCCATGTTCTAAACCACCCATTGAGTCCATTATCAGTCTTTGTGGAGACAGAATAAATCTTCTATCATATACACCGTTATAGATATAACCATCTACACCCACACTTGAGTATCGAGTATTAACACTGTAATTATCATACATCCCTGTACCAGTATATTTCGTTCCCGATATATGTGTAGAACCATCTTGAATCTTGATGGTTCCCCAACTACCAACTTGGATTAAGTCTCCGTTAAATATTCCTGTTGCACCTTCTAAAATTCCAGTAAATTTAATAGTATTTGCAATAATTGAATTGGCTTTTAGCTTTGAAGCATCTAAATTTGCAATTTTGGCATCATCTACTGCTAAATTCGCAATTTTAGCCCTGGTAATTGCTCCGTCTTCGACTTGTAATGTCCCTACAGAAGCTGTTCCCATTTTAGCCTTGCTTATCGCTCCATTGGCGATTGCAGCGTTCCCAATGACTCCATTGGCAATATAGGTAGTTCCATCAATCGATATTAAGTCCCCCTTAATTCTTGTTCCATCACTACTTTTTACAGCTACAGAAAACATATCAAAGCCAATTGAACCATTGGCTAAGATTGGAGCAATTGCGGATAAATCCCTTAATTTGGCAGCAAGATCTTCTCCAAACAATATGTCATCGGATATAACTCGAACCGTGGATGCACTTACTTCATTACTAAATTCACTTGGGGTACCATGTGTATTTAAAGCACGAACACGGTAATACCAAACTTCATCTGTACCAACATCATGAACAAATGAATTAGCATGCCCCCTAAACAATAGGTGTTGAGAATCAGGGACAAAACCACTTATTTTAGATCCGTAAACCTCATAATTGTTTACATATACATTAATATCGACATCCCAGTATAATTGAATCTGTTTAAACCCGCCAACTGCATACACATTTTGGGGAATAGTTGGTTTAATATCTGGGAATCTTTCATTGGTTATTGGGCCTGCTCCTGCCTCCCATTTTCCACGGTTATTTCTAATAACCTCTTCTAACTCGTCTATACGGTCCCCAGAACTGTCAAAAGATAAGAATTGCCCCATTTCTACAACAGCAGTTCCTTCAATATCTAGCAGATCATATTCTATGGCTATTACTCTTGTTTGAATCTCAATGGGCCTACTAAATTTTCTATCGATTGCGATTGCTGTATCCCCTAGTTCTACCTTTTCGTGTTCATAACCCTCGAAAGATTCCAATAAAAAAACAGACATACGATAACGTATCTCTGGTTTAGAAGCATTCTTTAGCTGTTCCCACGTCCATTGAAGTAATTCTGCAGGATCTTCAATTTCATAATTACTGACCTTACCTTTTCGATGAATTCGTTGGCCATTATGCAGTCTTCCGTATTTGGCCAACGCTACTGGATCTCCAACCCATTTTTGTCCTAAAGGTTTATCAACAGGATCACCATCGGCCACAGACCACTCTACATCTGCAAAATCAATGTAACGAGTATATCCTCCTTCTTCGGTTGGGAGACTTGCCCCATGTCCATATAATGCTGTTATAGGGTAAGATAAAACTGTACGGTTGATAATTTGTATGTCATGATCAATTTCAAACCGTTTACCTCGATCTGCTCCACGACGCTGTAAAATTTTTATCTTACGTTCAGTTATATTATTCATTTCATCAAACTCAACAACATCTTTTACTTCTCCGCCCCATGTTGATAAAATATCCCAAACGGCCTCAACACTTGATATATAGTAAAAGTTTGTTGAATTTAATCCTAATGATACTTCAACCTCTCCAACATATCTAGTTCCTAACAATGCAATATTTAACGCTTCTTGTGCTTCTTTATTTAAGATTCTTCTATCTTCAATGATATTTTCTTTTAATTCTTCAACCCAAGACGGAAAACAAATAGCGGTTGTGTAGGGTCCTTCTTCGCTATCTTCATCATCTAACTCTTTTATAACATATAAGCGTAGTTCACCTTCTTTATCACGAAATACCACATGATTTTCTTCTATTACATATTTTGCAACCTCTGAATCTGCCTTGATTGTAAACCAAAATGGTGTTTCGGGAATCTGATTTATCTCTTCTCTGAACAGTGCACTAATTAGACCATCTTCTTCTGTTATGGTTGTAATAAATTCTTGGTCTTGATTAAAAATAAATAATTCAGCCATTGGCTCCCTCCTCTTTTAAATAATGTTAGAGGAAATTCTCTGTATACGTTAATGTCGTAACATGACTTGCCTTTATTTGCATTTGCCCTCTTTTTAATTTAAACCAAACAGAATGAATGCTTAACGCGAAATTTAATAGATTCCCATTTATAGTAATCTTACGAGTTCTACTGTTAATCTCAAGAACATCCCCAGATATAAAATTATAGTTAATTATGATATTCCCACCTTGTATTTCCTCAAGGATGAATTGTGAAGCATTTGCATTAAAAGTTGTTTGACTAGTCCATGGTGACTGTTCTTTAACATTGATTGTAAAAGTATTATAGACTGATCCAATAGTTAGATTTATATCTTGTCCATAAATCAAAGGATCCAACATGGTTAAGCTTAAAGTTAGTTCCCCATCACTCAAAGTAATATTTGATATATCATAGTCACCTTCTTGACAAGCAAATAACTTTTTATCCGGAGTTATGTCTCGAATGATTTCAAAAGGTTCCTCGGTATAAAAGATAGAATAAATCAGATGTTTATGCCTATCGAAAGATTCATAGTCATCTTGTTCAAACTGTAATGTTAAATCTATCATTCGTTTACCGATTCTACTTTTCTTTAATCTTTCTCCATGTTCACCCGGATTTACAAAAGTTTCTCTGTAGGCTAAAGGTGAGTGGATATGGAATGATTCTACCCAAATCCCTAGATTATGCATATCATAGATAGTCCCATCTTTATGTTTTACTATAAAGTTCAGAATACTCTTCATATCGATCTTCCTTTCGGAACACGACTTCTTCTCAAAGAGGAACGGTCCATATTTTCTTTTACTGGCCTCCAAACAACCTTACCCACTTTTGTACCATCCATAATGACATCAGATGGTTCAACCACAACTTGAATTTGGTTTAGGACATTATGTTGGTTTAATGCAGTAAGATTGTCACTTGTATTTGTAAGAGGTTCTAGTTTTCTTCCCAAACCAACCCCACTTGCATAAGCGGGTAACCGTATCATTCCACTTAATATTTTTCGTGTTATATCAGCCGGGAATACATCTGCACCTCGTTTTAAATCATAGACACCCATTACAGGAGCTATGGACCACCTGTTTCCTTCCCTATATAACTCTGGTCCTTCCTCTGCCAAAATAGCTGGTCCACCCGGGTGGAAGTCTGTACCAGAAGCATACGCAGGTGCGATGTATGGGCCACCTTGTAAATTTAATTTAAGTGGTTTAGATATCGGCCTACTTAATCTATTTTCAATTTCACTTATACTAGGATTTATACTTACACCAATTCTCTTTTGAATCTCTTCTCCAAGCTCTTTGTTATATTTACTTGCTGAATCGATTAAACCATGTATATTACTCTTAGCACCTTTTAACCGATTAATTTGTTCATCAATTGCTCGAACACCTTCTTTGAATTTTTCAGTGTTTTGTTGAGCAACAGGTGTATTCGCATATAATTGATTCTTTTGTTCTTGTAATAATTCTATCTGTTTTTCGATTGCGTCAACTGCTTTGCCTTCTTGAACGGCTTTTCGAGCAACCTCACTAGTAATACCAGCCTCAATAAGAAACTGTTCCGTTAAGCGTTGAGTAACGATATCTAGTTGATTCTGTTGTTCTTTTATCCTCTGTATTTGAAGTTCTTGCTCTGTAATTTGTTGCTTTGTCGTTAATAATTGCTTACCGAGTCCTTCTTTTCCACCCTCAATTAACTTCAATATTTCTCGTCTAGTGTCGTATTCTTTTCTTGCTTCTTCTCTTTCTTCTGCAGATAAAGTTCTCTTCATTAATTGAGCTTTGTAGCTTCTCATTTCTGTCTCTAGTTGTTCTTTTAACGTTGCCAGCTCTTCATCGGTATAAGTATTAATATAATGGGCGATATCCCTTTCCTTTTGCAGAAGTTGTTCTCGTTCTCTTTCTGCTTTTAGTAGATCTTCCGCTAATATTTTTTGGTTTTCCAATGCATCATAAAATTCTTGCTGAAGCTCAAGCGTTGCCATCTTTAAAACTTCTTCATTGTATTTCTGTAATTCACTTGTCGTACCAGCGATTTTATTCCCTTGTTCCGTTATTTCTTCGGTTGCTCCAGGCAGCGCCTCAACTAGATTACCGTTAAGACTTACCATGGTTTCTAATTCTTTATTGGTCAATCCAGATTTATTTAACAATTGATTCATTTCATCTTTAATAGCCTGAATAACCTTTGGATCTGTAGATTGTTGTAGTTCTTTTTGTAAATCAATATAGCGAGCAAACTCATCTTGAGTTAATTTGGATTTTTCTCGTAATTGATCGAATTGCTTTATTAGCTCGCTATTATTTTTATGCTCATTCATCATAGAGTTGTAAGTATCTAATGATACTTCATTTAATTTCCGCTTATCTTCTGTTAAAGCATTAATAGCCAAAGCGAGTCCACTGAATGCTCCAATAGCCAGACCTACTGGGCCAGCACGACCAATTAAGTTTAATAGTGTTCCTCCAAATCCTTTTTTATTACCTGCAATTTCATTAGCTTTTCCAAAATTAGAAGATAAATTAGCAATAATATTTGTTAATCCACCAAACGTTTTAATCGCAGGTCCGGAAACTATCCCCGCCCCTGCTAATGTTAACAGGAATTTCTTTGTGTCATCATCTAAGTTAACAAACCACTCCGATGCATCTTCAATATGTGGTATAAGCTCATTAAATAATTCAAGTAATTCCTCACCTGCAGGCTCCACCGCTTGCATTAATCGTCTCATTGTACGTTGGAACTTATGGCCAAACGATTCTTCTTGAACTTTGGCAAAAGTGTCCATGGCACCCGTTGTATCTGCAAAGGCATTGTTTATATCATCCAGTGTATAAACAGTCGTTGCCCCCATATCCTCGAACTTGGTACCAAATAAATCTACGCCAATTTGATTGGCTAATACCTGATCTTCCATCTTTTCGAGTTCTGGAATCACTGCCCTGAATAAATCTTCAGCTGTTGCTTCTCCCTTTTTATAAGCATCAAATAATTTTTGTGTTTCTTTTGATAAACTACCAAACGCCTCCTCAGTAGTTTTGGATCCATCCTGAATACGAATATTAAACTCTTTCATGATGTCGTTGACATAATCAAGATTATAAGCCCCGTTTTGTGCTCCATTTGCTAAAATAGTGAAATACTCTTCCGCGGAAAATTTCATATCTCGAAAAAGTGGAGCATATTCAGCGACGTTATCGAACATCTCGTTAGAGAAGTTTAGTCCTTCTTGTTGTCCTTTGAGAAACAAATCCAATGCTTCTTTGGCTGTTAACCCAAAGTTATGCATGAGTTGATTAATTCCACGAGTGGCTTCTCCTAGGTCTGAGTCGGTGGCATTTGCTAGTAATAATATATCTCTAGTTATTTTTTGAAGTTCTTTTCCTTCGTTAATTCCCTTTATGTTGGTTCTAACTAACATGATGGCTCTTGCAATCTGTTCCGGATTATCACCAAAGCCGTCATACCATAATGTTTCTAAGTCTTGTGTTAATTGTTTTGCTTCATCACCTGTTGCACCTAACGTACCAATCATTAACCTTGTTGCACCATCTAGGTCCATGGCACTTTTCCCGGCAATTCCACCAATAGCAGCTAAAGGAGCCGATACTCCTAAAGTAAGTTTATCTCCTACGTTGTTTGCTGTGTCACCAAGATTTTGAAGTTTGGTATTTAGTTTATCAGCTTCGCTTCCCGTGTCGGACATTTCTTTACCTTGCTTATCAATTTCTTCCCTAGCTTGTTGAATTGAGTTTTCTAGTTTTTGCTCTTTAATTTGTAAATCTAGCAGTTCGTTTGAAAGTTTATTAGCTTCGTTAGAATTTTCTCCGTATACTTTTTTTGCCTTTTCTAATTGTTGAGAAGTTAGCTCTATCTTTTTCCGTATATTATCCTTAGTTTGTCCCAAATAATTTATTGCTGCTTCTAACTTTTCAGATTCAGAGGCTGTATTCTTCATTTGTTCTTCTTGAAGTTTAAATTCCTTATATAACTTTTGGTTTTCTTGACTAAGCTGTTTCATGCCCTTTTTAAAGTCTTCAGTTTCGACTTTAAACTGTACTTTTGCTTCCGGTTGCTTCGCCATGTTCTCTCACCACCTTACACAGTCATTGGATTGCTTTGCCATCCTTTATAGGCTTTAATTCCGTTAAAAATTCTCTCAACATCTGCAATTGGAGAATACCAAAAAATATCATGATCTATTCCGTAAACGAGGCAATAGATAACATATCTATCCTCGGCACATTCAAATTTAAGATTAATAGGTTTAATTTTCTTTTCATTTGTGCTAGTTACCTTGCTAGTTTTATTAATAAGCTCTTCAGCAAATTTATTTTCAGGGATATCAACAACTCCTGAAATTAATTGTGTATAAACTTCATTTAGAACTTCTTTTTTCCAATGACATTGATGGAGAAACTCATCATAGGTAAGTTTAAGATTTTTATTAAAACCAATAATCGCTAAATAAATAATATTTAAACAATGTTGATACGTCGGATTCTCAACTAATACGTCTGTAAGTTGTGATCCAGTAAGTAAATTTAATTTTGTACCCATAGACAAAGAATGATTTGTGATAGATGCATAGTAACTTTTATCTTTAAATTGAACAATGACTATCCTCGACATTTTTTTCATCCTCTCAAATATAAAAAAGGAGAGTAGGGAATCCTACTCATCCTATGGTGTTGGAACTGTTTCCACTAATGTACGAGTGAATTGGCTATGCCATTGTTGTGAAACAGTTGTATCATCTAGTTCAGATACATAGGCTTCATAAAAGATCTGACCGAACTCATCCGGATATGCTTCAATGGTTGCAGACATTTCTGCCACTTCACTCGCACCATTCTCAATGGAGAAAGCGAATCCACTTGCAGTACGACATTTTGGATATGCTTTCAATTTAGTAATCTCTTCAAACTCATCAATTTCATCAGCAGTAAGAATAAACTCTTTTCCTACAGAATCCTTTGAATAAGAATATACTCCAGGTTTTAATCCTTCTTTAGATATCCCGAAGATGTCTCTTATTACAGCAACTGGAATTCTTGCTGTAATATTTAACGTCATCTTCTCGGGTTTTACCTTTTTGTCAGCCTCAATTCCCTCTGTTCTCTTAATGATTTCCCGTAGTGTTGTTTCACCCGAAATAGTCCCGATGGCTCCAAATGGTGTTCCTGTTGCACTAGAACCATCAGGATTTTTAAATTGGATACTTGCATTTTTAATTGATACTGGATCAAATTGCGTTACTACTGTTGGCATTATTCCAGCCCCTTTCTCATTTCCTCTTCAATTAATTGATTTAAATCTAATAAAATATCAGGAACAGACCGTTGCAATCCACGTTCCATGAATCGTTGCTCTAGAGGATTCCGTGGTCCTCTTCCTTCGTTTGGAAAGACTAGGTAACCAAAGCTACCCGGTTTATTAGCAGCTCCACCTTTTGTCTTTACAACAAATCCTAAATTTAACTTCTCTACTTTTGACCATTTGCTTTTTTTCGCATGGGGCGTGTGTTCCACAGCCCCTTTAGATGGTCTTGAGACTCGAATCAAATTTGTGATGTACTCAATAGTTGTTAATGACCCTTCTTTGCGGAGATATTGATTAATTAAGTCTTCAACGTTACCCGGTATTTTTTCCAACTTCCCCTGTAGTTTCTCTACTTCCGAATAATTGATTTTATAATCAATACTCATACTTCAACAACCTTTGGAAGATAATTGTTACCTGGTCTATATAATTCTCTGTTTCATCCTGACGAAACCTTTCTTTTACCGTCCGATCGAATGAAAAACCGGGTAGTTTTGAAACAGTAGATATGATATCGACTGTGTTTTCTTCAACTGCAGGATTCTTTTCGGTGATATAAACGACAAATACCTCTTGGTACATTTGCCCTTCATTGCTTCCGTTCATATCCCCATACACGATAAGAAAATAATGATTATCCGTTGGTCTTTCATCAGGAGCTATTTCATCCACAAAAACTGGAATCTGAAAGGATTGTGCTAGGTCATCCAGTAATTTTTGGTGTTGTTTAGCCATATAAACTTTTAATCTCTCATTCAACTGAATCACCAACTTCTTGTAAATAAAAATAGAGATAACGTTTATCGTTATCCCAATCAACATGAATAACCTCATATTTAACAGAATCTATGAGGCATTTTAAATTTGTTTTCTTTACATTTCGAAAAGATGGTGGATATAAGGTTTTTACTTTTAAGTCAAGCGTAGAACCTTTTGAACCTGCTAAATCGTAATCTTGTTCCCTGGCACTTAGTAATTTAAATGCTAATTTCCCCTCAGGATTGAAAACCTCTCCTACACGCTTTCCTTTTTCCCTTTTAGTAGTGTCATGGCCATAAATCAAAAAACCATCATTAAACACTTCATGAAGGGGTTTCAGTAGTTGTGGCACGTGCTCTCACCCCTTCACGAATGGAAAGTTTAAGTAATAACCTCTTGAAATTTGTTTCAAACATTTCTAACGAATGATTGTAGGCATATCTTACATAATCTTTTAATAAAGACTTTGCTAAACCGTTTTCTGAAAAATTCAATTCAGTACCCGCAATTTCATTTAGATATTCTTTACCGTTTGAAATGAATTCAGAAAGATTACTGTCCGTATCTGTATCATTCCATGTAATTCCTAAATACCTTTTTACCTCAACTAATTCTTGGGTTTGAGTCAAGAAAACCACCTCCTATTATTTAGAAGATGGTTTCTTCTTTTCCTCTTTTACTTCTTCAATGAAAACACGCTTGTATTTAGGGTGTATCTTTGACAATTCCTCGATACGTTTTTTTGTTGGTTTGTGATCACCTTTTGGATATTCTTCACCGACTTCATAAAGAGTATTGTTATCCTCTTTATCGATGAAGCTATTAACTACTTTATAAGGCATGATTATTCATCCTTTCTATATTTAATTTAATTACTAAACGGCTGGTGCTTCTTGTGGTTCCAATGCTGAAATATCATAAACAGTAAAGCTGTCAGCATCTAACGGGCGGCCGTTTGCAAGTTGACGAATCAAGTATAAACGTTGATCTTCAATCATTCTTAGTACGTCTGTTGTTTCTAATTTTTGATTCACTGCTACTCCCATGAAATAATCTTTTGGATTACCACCAATCATTTTGTTCAAAGGAACCGCAGGAGATTGAACAATCGTTAAACCAGGTACGGAGAAGTTATCATATGTCCAACTTCCATCGTCTTTTTGTTTCGCACCAAGTGCAAAGAATTTAGTCGCGTAATCTAACGGGTTAACAATTAAAGTCACTCCCGTATAGCGACGTTTACCACCTTTAGTTGTAGGGGCTAAAATATGTTTACCGATTGTCTCTGGTTTAAAGTCAGGTAATACTACTGCAGCTTTTTCCGGATAAGCTCCGTTAACCACGGCACCTTCTAAATCTCTAATCATACCGATAGGTTTTTTATTACCGTCACCGTTAACAATTACATTTTCTAATTCATCAGATACAACTTCTTTCATAAATGTACGAACATAGCGATCTAACCACTCTGGGCCAAGTTCAAACATTGCTTTTGACACTACTAAGAAACCACTTAGTTTGAACATCCCCTGTTCGATGGTACGGAATCCTTCATCCAGCATTTCTTGAATGGCAGAAGTTACATCACCCCAAAATGCAGCTGGGTTCCCCGGTTTTCGAACGACCCATGCTGTTGTAGCCCCAGTTTGTTGGAAGTTTACTAGAGATAATAATGGATGTTCTTTTTCTAATTCTTCAAATACTCGTTCGAACACTGTCGGAGGCATAAGCTGAATAACTTCATCGAAGGATTGAACTTCAATCGCTGCGTTATAGAATTTTTTTTCTTCAGTAGTTAAGACCCGAACACCACGTGAAGCTAAAACTTGCGCATCCCAATTTTCTTCGTTTGCACGCTTTGCTTCTTTAACCGTTTCATTCATGATGGTTTGTAATTGCATAAAATTGTTATCTACAAAATTCACAATTCGTTCTGCAACTTGTCGGGCATCACCGTTTTCAAAAACCTCTTGCATTGCTTTAATTTTTTCATCCTTGTTTTCTACAGAAGTAGCATCTAAATTTTGTACCCCTGCGAAAAATTGTAGATCTAGTTTTCTTCTTTGTTTCATTGAATTTCCCTCCTAAAATAAAATAACGCCTATTATTGGCGTTTAAGTTTGGATAGTATATTATTGTTAGCACTTGCAACAATAGGTACTTGTTGCTTTCTATTCCGGATTTTTTGAATAATACTATTTTTGTATTCCTCTGGATCCGTATCTACTGCATTAGTAAATTCATTGACTCTATCTGCTAACCCTACTTCAACAGCTTCGCTAGAAGTAAACCATGTTTCATTAACCAACATAGTTTCAACTTCTTCCCGTTCTCCTTGATATCTTGTCATATAGATATCGACAATAGATTTGTCGATTCCTTCTAAGGCGTTTAATGTTTTTCTAATATCTGCTTTATTACCAAAAGCCCAAGTGGAAGCCTCATGAATCATCAGCATGGAACCAACACCCATGACAATTTCATCTCCAGCCATTGCAATTAAAGATGCAGCTGAAGCAGCAACCCCATCAATATGGACAATGATTTTTGCTGAATGATCTCTTAACTGATTGTAGATCGATACACCATCAAATACATCCCCACCATAGCTATTAATGTGAACGTGGATGTTACTTGCATTAATTGTCTTTAACTCTTTTTCAACATCCGATGCAGTGATATAATCCCCCCACCAAGACTCTCCGATATCACCATAAATGGTTAGCTTATACGTTTCATCATCGACGGCTTCCGCTTTAAAAACACGGTTAATGGTTGGTAAACTATTAAACTTCTCATTCTTAAATCTGCTCTTTCTCACCTAACCCTCACCTCCTTTCAAATAGTCTAAAATGCTTTGGTAATTCTTCGTAATATGATACTCATTGGCCCAATCCTCATTAATTGGTTCTTTACCAATCATTATCCGGTTCTCGTTTACGTTATGGGTACCACTCGAGAATAACTTATCGATCGCAGTAGCAAGTTTTACGATGTCTACGTGTTTGAGTAATGAAGTATCTACTCGTAAATAGTTTCGTTTTAAATAACCTTCTTTTTTATATATCTTTCTGTTACCTTCATCTTCTATTTGTTCTGCAATTGGAGCGATACAAAACATAATATAGTTATCCGTCTGACTCTCTACATCTGCTAAATCTCCTTTGAGCAAACCTTTCGGAATATGAAACCCCATACTAACAAAATCAAATATGTCGTCAACCAACGCTCGAATGTCTCTACTCGTTCGACCACTGTTTGATAGATTTTGCAATTCCTCCAAGGTTATTCCGTCTTGAATAGGAAGAGCAGCTGCATTTTCTGCCTCTAAAAATCTCTTTAACTGAGCGTTGAACATATCCTCTCTTTGTTGTTGTTCTTCATCATTTTGTGAATATACTCCTTCAATTTTTAGTTTTACTCTCAACGCGTTAGATCTTTTATAGTAATTCATTGCTGCAGTGATAAGTTTTCCATAACTGTTATATAGATCATCAATCACATTTTTTATTTTTTGATTATTGAGTTTGAAATAGAGCACTTCACTTTCTGTGAAAGATTTGTTCAATTTATAATCATTAATCACAACGTTCTTATAAGTATTTTCCATGAATGCGTATTCTCTTCGTTCAAACGAGTCAGCAACGTATAGCTGTTTATTATGCATAATTAAAAGACATTCATTTTCATAAACAAGTTTTGAAACAAATTCATGGAAGAACTGGCTTGCATTTTGATTTTGATTTGGTTCCACATTCAATAAATAATGGTTATTCCCGAAAATTTCTTTACCATTTTCAAATGTTCTTATTGGACATCGAACTAAGGTATTAGCTATTAAATTTACACATGATTGAACAGCTAAACGTTTAATATGATATTCCACCGCTAAATCTAAGACTATCACATCATTTAGATTTCCTTCTGGAGTAAACCAATTTTTAAAGAAACTAAACAGGCCCAAGTCTTCTTTCACCTCCTTAAAAGATGATTGCTTTCATCGGTTTTAATGGCTTCCTTTCTTTTAGTTCTGAATCAAGATTTAAAGCATGTAAAAAAGCGAAAAAACCATCCGTTTTTCGCTTCTCTGCGTCAATTTTTTTATATTCAATATTTCCATTTCCTTTTTCTTCTTTGTAAACATTTCCTACATACCATCTCATCAACGGATCTTCACCGAATACTATTGATTTTTGAACAAACATTTGTTCCACTAATGGTGACAATTTCCCGTGTGTAGCAGGTCCTCTTCTAACAACTTCTACAACAAATCCTGCACTTTGAAACACTTCTCTTAAAATGGCTGACCGATATTCGTCCATCGCTACCTTTTTAATTCTGTATATTTTAGCCTGTTGCAATAACCACCCCAAAACATGTTGGGCAGTAATGGAATCTTCATAGACAACAGTTAATAATTTTTTCTCAATGGCTAAATTAATTATTTCTTCGTTAATATTTTGAAGTTTAGGAGCAGTATGATGCATGAAGGTATGCTGTTTCCAATACCGTTTTCCATTATGTTTAAATAGAATTCCAACAGAACAAAAGTCTCTGATCTGTGCATAATCTACCGCAGCAATTGCTTCAATTCCTTTGATTTCATTCTCATCCGGCCAAGGTTGTTCTGTTGCTTTACGTTCTTCATAGGTTGCAACTTCTTTTCGAGTATCTTCAACAGGGCAATTCATACGTTTTGTCATAAATTCTATTCGAATCGCCGCATTAATTTTGCCAAGCTCATATTCTTTTTTCATTTCGTGCTGTAAATCAACATTGTAACGATAGGAAGGATTGGCCTTCTCCCACTTTGTTTCATCTTTCACTTCATCTGGATTGTCAAGTTTACATATGAACGGAAATAAAGTGGAGTTAGGTAAATCTTTATTAAGAACCATTTTAGCCTCTTCTTTTAGATCATCTAACACACCGCCACGAACATATCCATCTGTAGTTATATAAATGATTCGTGGATCCTTCTTCTTTCCTAATCCAGATGTAAATACTTTAATACTGTTATAATCTTCGTACTCATGTACTTCATCAAAAATTACACACCCACTTCGTTTACCGTCTTTTGTTCTAGCGTTTGAAGTGTTATATTCTAATTTTGATTTAGTTCCTTTATGTTTAATTAAAGTTAATGATTTATAAAAAGCTTTTTTTAGCTTTCCCCAATTATCAGTAATAACGTTGTATACATCCTCAAATGAAGTCTTAGCTTGTTTTTCTGAAGTGGCAACAATGTCAACATCATAATTTTTTATACCATGATGACCTGTTGGCATGTAAAACCCATTATAACTTACATACCCGTTTTTACCTGCACCGCGTCCAATCAAAATAAAAAAACGATCGAATACCAATCGACCGTCTTTATATCTTACTCCATACATAAATGCATTAATGAATTTTTCCCAAGGGAATAAACGAAAAGGAAAATATTTTCCTGGTATTTCAATCGATTTTCTTATCGCTTCATGGTCAATTACCACATCCGGGTGGTTTAATTTCCAGTGTAAAAATTCCATTAATTGTTTTTGTTCAACACAGGATTCAATTTCCCCTTTTTCCACCATATCCATATATTCATCTATATATGGATCATACTTATACGTCTTCGAACTCATCGTCTTCACCTGCGCTAACAGATGCAGGTGCTTTCAATCCTAAAGTAGTTAGGATTTTCAGCATTTGGGTATTAGTATCTCTTCTTTCCTTTAGAGCTGGATTGGCCTTAAACCCTGTACCACTTGGAACCATAGTTCCGTATTTTTTTATATCTGCTTTTAACTTTTTATCAGTTTCCCAAAACTCAATATATTTATCGATCATATCCTCGTAATGTTTCCCGTGAACACCTGCATTATATAACTGATTTAGTAAGTCCTCTTTTATATCACTCTTTTTCACTCACCTTCCCTCCTTATAAAAAAAATGGTAAATATTAGTGATGTTTGTCACGCAATTTTCTTCGATGCATTTTCTCCCATTAGCCCCCTCCCGTTTCA